CCGCGCCGGTGAAGGAGCACGTTTGACGGTCCGAGATGCTCCCGGACGTGTCGCGCACGATCACAACGGGGGGCAGTTCCACCGATAGCAGCGATGGCAGGATGAAGCGGCGTTGCAGGTATCTGCGGTTGGGGCGGGTCCAAGAGTAGTCGTTGCGGGCGCTGCGTTGAATCCAGTCCGCCAGGAGCGTCCGCCAGTCTACCGGGGGGTGAAGAATCTCGTTCACGAGCCGTTCGGCAAAAGCCGGACACTTCCCCTGATTTTTCGCGTTGCGGGCCGCGGAGATCACTGCGCCTCGCCAGTCGTCTTCCGTATTGCGGTCTTCCTCGGCGTTGCTCGTGCCATCCTCGGGGGGCGCGTCTTCGACCGCGCCACATCCGCCAGGGTCGTCCGATGGCGCGCCGCCTTTTCCCTCTCCGTCTCCGTCTCCCTTGCCTTTGCCTGTGCCTTGCGCCTTGCCTCCAGGTGCGCCCGCGCTGCCTGCCTTGCCTTTCCCCTGCTGGTCGTCGGGGTCGGGTCCAAGCCGGGCGAAAATGTGCTCCGCGCTGTCGTCAATTCCCGGCAGTGCTCCCTTCGGCAGTTTCCATCGGCAGTCCGTGTCCAGAACGTGGTTTACCGCGTGGTCACAAGCCACGTTCCATTTCTTGATACCTCGCGCTCCGCGCCGCCAGGGGTGAAGCAGTGCGCAGTGTAGTACCTCGTGGCATAGAACGGCGCAAAGCTCGTCGTCCGTGATTCCCTCCACAAACGTGGGGTTATATTTGATCCTCGTTCCATCGGTCGCCATAGTCTGTACTGCCTGCGATTCCTCCATTGTAAATCTGACCGCGAGCGCGCCAAAAAAGGGCTGGTCTATGATCAGCCGTATTCTCGCCTTGGTTAGTCTTTTCGCAGTTTCTTGGTTCATGGTTTTAACCTCTTTCTCCGGGGCGAAAGCCTCGGCGCTTCGCGTCCGCCAGGGCGGGCGCGTCGCGTCGGTGCTCTCACATAAACTCGGCCATTTTGTTCATGATGCGCTTCGCGTCGTCGGCAGCGGTCGCGCGCTCCTGCGGGTATTTCCTGAGCGTCTCCGGGTCGAGCGCGGCCAGTCTCGCCAGGGCGTCAATCCGAAAAGCTTCTAGGTTGCAGTCGTCGGTAATGTTCAACAGTGGCAGCACTCCGCAAACGTCTCGGATGTTGCCGATCAGCGTGTCGTGGAACTTCGCGTCTGCGGTGCTCAAGCGCTCGAAAGCGCGGCTGATTGCGTCGTGAAGCCTCGTCCATGCGTCCATCATCCCGGCCTGAACGGCGCTGCAGGTCGAGTCGTCTACAAGCCTCCGGATGCGGGCAAGCTCGTGAGAATCCAGGGCGGCGCGGAAGTCGTCGCCCGTCGGCAAGGGACCGTATTTCACCTCGTATGTGAATTTCCGGCTGATACGATCATCGCTGGGGTAGTCTTTGGGGTTGAACGTGCCGTTGAGACGGGCGCGGGCCTCGTCCACCAGGATGGGATAGCGGTCGCAAAAGTCGCGCACCTCAACCTGAAACTGATTTTCGTATCGGTGGAGCGTTTCGCGGTACGTGTCGAAAGCTCTCACCGGCAGGATTCGGCTACCGTCGTCCATCCAGGGCAGGGTTAAGCGGTAGTGCTCGGCGCGGGCCGCGTTGGCGATTGCCTGCACCTTCTTCAGCGCGTCGGGGCTGATTAGGTTCTTGTTCCACTTGCCAGCGTCCGCGGCCAGGGCGTGTTCCTCCTGCACCGTGTTTGTCAACGGCTTGTCGAGTCTGCGTGAAGTCCATTGGGTAATGCTCAAGCGGGCAAGCATCGCGCGCTCCGCCAGGGAGCCCATTGCCGGTTCGGTCGTGGTCGTCGTGGTCGTCATGGTTCACAGTCTCCTGTATCTGGGGTCGTCCAGGTCCGGTCCGTCCGGGCCATCCCGTCGCGCTCCGCAGAGCGCTCCGGGGCAGTCCGTCAGACGTACTCTCCGTTTTTCGCAACCCACTGCTGCCATGCCTGCGTGTTGGCGATTCCCTTTTCCCTCCTATAGCAGTCGTTCACGCACGTGGTCTCGACTTCCTTCGATATGCGTTCAACGTACCTCACAATCTGGCCGAAATTTCGCGTCGTGCATCGCGCCGCGAGTCCTACCGCGCACGCGATTCGGGCGCTCGTTCCAGAGGGGATAGGCGACGTGTCGGGTTGCAGAATGCAGCCATCTAGGTCCGGCAAGCTGCGGAAGATTTTGAGAAACTCCCGAAACTCAGACGCGCGGCCTTTTCCCACTGCGCCCGCGAGCGTCTCGTCGTCACTCAGTCCTGCTTGCAATAGATCACTGACGTGTTTCCAGGTGCGCGGGCAGGGCGAGTTTGTAACGTCGGTGGTTGCCCGAAACTCGTGGAGAGCATCGGGGCGGAAGCGTAGGTAGGCAACCACTTCGGGCGAGATCGAATGGGCATACGCCCATAACGTCCAGTCGTCTAAGTCAACGTCCAAGCTGATAATCGAGTGAAAGCGGCTCTTGACGGGTTCAATCAGTGCCGATACTGCCGCGCGGTCTTCGCGTCTGTTGGTTGCCGCATAAAAACAGACGTGCGGGGGCAAGTGGTGCTCGCCTACGCGATTGGACAAAATCAACTGCATAAGCGCCGCCTGTACTGCGGGCGGGGCCTGTCCCAGGTCGTCGAGTAAGATCGCCAGGGGCTTGCTAGCCTCCATGGCGCGCCGGAGATCCCCATAGGGCAAAAAGCTGGCGCGTCCGTCTGCCGATGCGTAGGGCAAGCCGCGGGCGTCTACGACATCCCAAGTACTGGGATGCCAGATCTCCAGATCAATACCTGCCTCCGCCGCGGCCTGTGCGAATATGTCGCTTTTGCCGACTCCAGGCGGTCCGGCCAGCATGACGCGCAGTCGCTTATCCAGGCACGTTCGCAGGGTCTTGAGGGCTTGACTCGGTTTCATGGTTCGTTGTTCTCCGTTCAAGGGGTTTTCCGCGGCGTCACGGTGGCGCCAGCATGTAAGGTATCATGTCTTTCGGTCATTGCCAAGCGTTAAAAGTCAATTCCAGCCAATAATGGCGTTAATGGTCGTCTAATCACAGTCCATACTGTAATCGCACGATATTTCGCGCTTGCAGCCCGATCAGCGGCTTGCTAGGCTCGGGGGAAGGGGGATAGGGGGTCGGGGGCTTCACCTCAATCCAGTTACCGATTGCCTATCTCTCTGCCTCTCTCCAAGCATCCGTTCATCGTCCGTTCATCCAGGTAGAGCCATAGAAGCAAGGGCGGCGACAGGTCGGGACCGCGGCGGGGCGTCGTGGGCGTCTTTGCCAGCGGATTGGCAATGCCTGAACCGCATTCTTGGGCCATTCCTGCGGGTTTCTGGCCTCTCTGTGTGGCGTCGTGGGTGACCCATTGCGCCAGCCAGGATGAGGGGACCGCGGTACAACGCTGGCATGGTCTGCGGCGCTGGGCTGGCCGCGTTCGTGGCCTGAAAACGATGGTAGGGCGGACCGGGAACCCAGTTGATCGGAAACTCGATCCAGCCCCCGGCCCCGGCTGTGCCGGGCCGCTCTCACCTATCCCCCGCTCCCTCATTTCCCTTTTTCTTCTATATATTTTTGATGTTTTCTGGCTAATTATGGTATAGGTTATTGAGGAGAAGGAGGACGGGTTCCGGAAGCTGTCGCTTCAGAACATGCGGCGGATTCGTGAGTCGATGGTTGAGGTGGGGCTGATTGTCCCATCGGAGTATGGGGGTTGATGGTGGAGTTTGAAAAAGGGAAGTGGCGTCCGGTGACTGCGGCTGGTCCTGGGTATTACATGACTCGGGACTCGGCTGGGGTTGTGATCATGGTGAAGGTGGAGGCGTGTTGGCGGTTCGTTGGTGGGAAGTGGGAGCCAGTTGTTGGTGGCGAGTTGGCGATACCTGATCATGTGAAGGAGGTTTATGAGCATTCTGAGTGACAGGCTGTGTGAGGAGTTGAGGAGTGAGAACTGGCTTGAGGTTCGGAGGATTCTGGAGCAGTTGTTTGCTGATCCTGAGCCTCCGAAGGCGGACCCTGATCGTGTTCCTGCTCCCTCCGACGCCGAGGAGATCCTGACGTGGATCGAGACGCAGCAGCCCGACATTGTGGAGGTGGGCGACCCGGTTCCGGGGCGGCGGTGGGCTTGTCGTGAGGAATTGGGCAGACCGTGGTTCTACGGCGACACCTACCGGGAGGCGGTGAGACTGGCGATGCGGATGGGGAGGAAGGGGGTGATGCGGAAATGAAGACGAAGAAGAAGAGGACGGTCTGGTTGGCGCGGAACACCCACTATGTGGGGGACGAGCACGCGGTCTACATCCTGTTCGCCGCGAAGCCGAGGTGGGGCAGGTGCGATGGTGGTTGCTGCATTGAGTGGAATGCTCCTGCGAGCAATAGCGCCGCCATGCTGGGCCGGTATTGCGCCGCCGGGTGGGAGCGGATTGTCGGGTTCCAGCTCAAGCCGGGGACGTGTAGGCAAGTAACGATCAGCGTGCAGGAGGTGCAGGAATGACCAGGGTATTCCCGTACCCATTCCAATGCGTCTGCGGTTGGAGGTCCGAGTTGCTCGTGGACGATCCGGCGGGCGTGCTGCTCGGCGTTGTCTGCCAGCAGTGTCGCCGCGAATGGAGAGTCGTCAATGCTGAGCGTCTCGGCCAAGGGTTGCGATTGGCGGACAGAACAGAGGAGAGTCCAAATGAACACTAAGACCGTGAATAAGAAGGCTGGCGTCAAGAAGGTTTACGTGGTATGGGACGAGTGGTCTGAGGGGTGGATGGTGTGTGTGGACAAGCCGAAGCGGGCGAATGATCCTGTTGGTATGCGCTACTGGCGAGCGCTTTACTTCCGCAGGCTGTGTGCGGAGTCTGCGAGGCTGCTTGGCTTCGGTCGCCTCGACAAGAGCCTGTGCCACGAGTTCGCGTTGTCGAGGGCGGGGAATGTGTTCAGGAAGGCGGATGAGTGATGGACGTTCGCAAGATGACTCCCCCCAGGGTGATTCTGGACACGCTGACCGAGCTGTACCGGGATGCGGTTCTTGCCGCGGTCGCTCAGGAGAAGTGCGTGTGGGTCTTCTCGGCGCGGAACCCCGCGTATGGGGGCCACGCGCTTGACTACATGACGGACCCCGAGCCTGATGGCTCCCTGGGGTTCTACTGCTGCGAGAAGGAGCAAGAGAATCGCCCCAACGTGATGAGGTGGTACCACAGCGCGAAGATGTTCAAGCGGGAGGTGAGCATCGTCGGGGGCAGGGTGGATTACTACCTGGGCTCCTGCGAGGGGTGCGGGACGTTTTACTGGGCGTGCCCCGCGATGGAGGCGCTGTTCAGCCCCGTCAGTCAGATGATCGCCGATGCCGAGATGAAGCTGGACCGCGACCGCATGGAGCGCCTGCTCGGCCTCAGTCCCGCAAGCCCGGTCGGCCAGACGTGGATCAACACGCAGCAGATGAATCAGCTCGGACAGGGGCTCCTGGAGCAGCAGCGCGATCAGCAGCGTATCATGGTGGGGAATCAGCTCGTGCAGGATCTCCGTAGCCTTGGTAACACCGGAGGTCCGTTCATTCGGGATCTGTCGTCGTTTGAGGATAATGTCCAATGGGCCTTCATGCAGGGCAACGCAGTGGTGAGGGTGGACTCTTTCGACAGGGATTATCTGCTGACGATGCAACCGACGAGGGGTCCGGGGATCCTGGGGTCGCTGTCGATGTTCCTGCCGGAGCGGCCACTCTTCTGAGAGATCGGCTGAACCCCTTCATCGAGGAGGCGATGAGGGACTACCCCCCGCTGGCGAATGCGCGGGTGAAGTGGATGAACACCGGCAAGCGCTTCTGCGCTGGCCCCCCGGGGTGCCTTGCGGTGCTGATCGTCCACCGCGAGGGGATACCGCGTGAGTACCGCGAGGTGATCTACCTGTACGACGACGTGCTGCGGAAAAACTTTTTGCCTGGGCTGCGGGTGGTCTACTACCGCGACCTGATCCGCGCTGCGGTTCGCAAGATCGAGAACAAGTACGATCTCAGTCGGAGCGACTTCTGGCAACAGGTGAGAAAGACGCTCAGGGAGGTGGCGGATGAGCGAACCAGTGGTGTCGCGTAGTGCTACGGGGTGGTTGAAAGAGATCATCAAGCGGGCGAACAAGGAGGGGGTGTTTGGGCAGTTCGAGATCAGTGACCCGATTGCGACTGTGGATCAGCCAGACATTATTTACGTTACCATCGAATCGCTTGAGTATCCGATGTGGTTTACCACTGCATCATTCAGCAAGAGTGAGATATTGCTCCTGCGGAGCCCTCAAGCGGTGGCAAACATTGTCCGAATCAGAATCGCACAGGCGATCTATCAGCTTGAGAGGACCATAGAAACCAACGAGATGACCCCGTTCCGGGCGGCGGTGCGGAAGACGCAGCATCAGCAGGGCCAGGACTTGAGGGCGTCGTTCGGGGAATCTCTCAGGAGGAAGCGGGGATGATGGAGATCCCGACCGCGACAGTGCTCGTGAACGGGGTGGAGCGGCATATCGCCTGCTGCACTTGCATGACGTGCGGGAACGCATTCCTGGTGTTCGCAGGGGCAGAGTTTCTCCCGCTCTACTGCCCCTACTGCCGCAACAGCCTCGATGTGCATGAGTACCAGGGGAAGTTCTATAATGCCGCTGGTCAGGAGATCGAGCGGCCCGAGGGGATCAGGGACGACGAGGAGCAGGATGATGAAGGTTGAACGAGTAGATTCTGATGAGATCGCCCGCATGATGTTCCAGTCCTTGAGCAAGGGGGACAAGGTTGGCGTGGTGCTGACGCGCACAGACCTTGACGCCATTATTGATGCGCTGTTCCGTGTGCCCGATCCGACAGATTCGCAAAAGAACCTCTTTGCGGGCATGAGTCGGTTCCGGCTTGAGGTGTTTGGTCATGAGCTGGCCGGTTCGGATCAATAAGCAGAAGGTCAGAAACCGCATCGAACAGCTCAAGATCCCATGGCAGCAGTTCGTGGAGATCCGCGAGCGGTTCGTGAAGGATGGCGTCCCCCGGCAGGAAGCATGGGAGCGGACCGCCCTGGTGTTCCTGGAGGCCGACTTCTGGACCCCCAAGCTCGATCCCCGCATCCCCGATCTGGGGGACAATCAGGCTCCCGGCCCCGTCGCCATCCCCGTGGCCGAGGAGTCGCAGCCCGCCGAAACCGAGGGCAACGCGCCTGCCAGCGTCTTCATCAACAAGGCGAAAGCGAACATCCGGCGCGATATTCTGTGGGTCTATGAGAACCTCCACCTGACCGGGGTGCGCGCCAAGAACGCGCCGAGCGGGGGGGCGTGGGGACTGCTGGTCTGGGCGCGGAAGACCTCCGCCAACGAGGCTTCCTTCATCACCCAGATCCTTTCCAAAGTGATCAGCAAGGACGACGACGAAAAAGATTCACGGATGGAAGACGATGATCGAACTGCCGCCGACCTCATTTCGCAGATCAGACGGATTGGACCAGACTCCGTTCATACACCTGTGTCCGAAAGAGTGGGAGACGAACCTGGAGTATCGCCTTCGTCTCCGGACAGAGGCGGTGTCCTCTCGAAAGATGCAGCAAAGCCTGTGGATATGCTGCAAACGTGACATCCTCTACTGGGTGAACAGCTTCGTGTTCATCGAGGAGCCACGCGCCGCCAGGGTGCTGCCCTTCATCACCTACCCCTACCAGGACGTGGGCTTTCTTGAAATGGTCAAGGCGGTGGGAAACTACCCGCTGCTCATGAAGAAGTCCCGCGACATGGGGGTGTCGTGGATGCTGGTGTGCCTGTTCTCGTGGTTCTGGTTGTTTCACAAGTACTCCACGTTCCTCCTGGGCTCCAGGAAGGAGGAGTACGTTGACTCGCCGGACACGAAGTCTCTCTTCGGGAAGATCCGCTTTTTGCTCGACCACCTCCCGCCCTGGATGATCCCGAAGCACCGGACCACCTTCAAGCACCTGATCAACACCGAGCGGCACAACAACATCGACGGGGAGGCGAGCAACCCGGATTGGGGGCGAGGCGACCGGCGCACCGCCATGGGCATGGACGAGTTCGCTTACTGGCCGGACGACTGGGCAACCCTCGCCGCCACGGACGACGCCTCGAAGTGCCGGATCTGGGTGAGCACGCCGAACGGGACGCAGACCGCGTTCTACAGCCTGTCGAAGAACCCCGCGGTGCGACAGCTTATCCTGAAGTGGACCCTCCACCCCGAGAAGACCCGCGGCCTGTACGCTACCGAGAACGGGGCGCTCAAGATCATCGACCGGGGGTACAACTTCCCCCCGGACTATCCCTTCATCCTCGACGGAAAGCTCCGGAGCCCCTGGTACGACGAGATGTGCCGGGAGCGGCAGAACGACCGGGTGCGCATCGGCCAGGAGCTGGACCTGAGCGACTTCGGGTCCGTCCAGCAGTTCTTCGATGACGAGATGCTGACCAAGTACGCCGCCGAACACGTCGAGCCCCCCCTCCACATCGGGGAGATCGACTATGACCCTGAAACCCTCGAACCCTCCGGGTGGTCGTCCTCCTCTGGAGGACGATGGAGCCTGTACACCCATTTCGATGCCAGCCAAAAAATGCCAGATGACAGACGGTACGTCGTCGCGGCGGACATCGCCGCCGGTACGGGGGCATCAAACTCCGCAATCATCGTTGGAGACTGCCAGACACGCCGCATCGTCGCCACGTTCGTTTCACCCTTCGTCACCCCCGAGGCGCTCGGCAGGATGGCTGTAGTCGCCTGCAAGTGGTTCGCAGGCAGCGAAAAAGCGGACGGTGGTGCCCGTCTGACCTGGGAGACGAACGGCTACGGAGCGATCTTCGGCAAGACGGTCGTGGACGTGATTCGCTACCGGAATCTGGACTATCGCCAGAAGGAGAGCGCGATCACCAAGAAGCCAACCGACGTGCCCGGCTGGCACTCCTCCCCTGAGAACAAAACTGCACTATTGGGCGAGCTGAGACGGTCGGTCGGCACTCAGCCGCCAGAGATCATCATTCCTGCACACATCATCATCGAGGAGATGCGAGAGTTCGTGCATGGCACCAACGGCGTGCCGGAACACACCGGCTCCCTCAACGCGAAAGACGCCTCCGGAGCAGGAGATGCCCACGGCGATACGGTGATACCCGCGGCGCTCGTGTGCCGCCTGCTGCGAATGGCTCCCAAAGGCGAAACTGCACAAACGCCCAAGGTACACCCCGACTCGTTCAAGGCCCGCCAGGAGGCCGCGCAGAAAAAGCGGCGGATGGACAAATATTGGTCTTGACTGATCAGGTCCGACACGTCCCAATGGTGGCATGGCAGTCAAAGCGAAAGTCTCGGTTGCACTCCAGCTCCTCATCGATGAAGAGATCATCGAGGAGATGGGGTTTTCGCAGCTCGAAAGCACACTGGCCGGTCGCGACTGCATCAAGAAAACCCAGGCAATCGCCAACGCGGCGGAAGCGCTGGACATTGGAGACAACGCCACGCTCGGGTACGGGCTGTTCTATCACACCGGGAAGGATGCTGGTGGAACGGCTCAGACCGACACGATCAGTCTCAGGACCGGATCAGGCGGGGCCGATGTCGTTACGCTGGCTCCGGGGCAGGTCGCCCTGCTGCCCCTGGCTGGCACGACGCCCTATGCTGTGGCGAGCAGCACCAATCTCCCCGTGCTGCGCTACTTGATCCTGGAGGATTGAGATGGCGCGAGAGTTGATCCGCCGGTTGAGTAGAGAAATCTACGAGCATTACCAGCGGCATCAGCGACCACCGATGCGGCTGAGCGTGACGGTGGAGGAGTACGGAGAGCTGGTGGATCGGATGACGATGGCCCAGACGAGCCTGGGCATCGGGCACATGGATAGCTGGTCCGACAAGCTGCATTTCCGCGGCATTCCGGTTGATGTTATCGAAAACCCGTTTCGGGAGGCAATAGAGAAGACGCGACAGGAGATCCGAGATGCTGCGGTATGCGATGCTGGTGGTCCTGGTGGCGGGAATCGTTGGGTGCTGCCAGAATGAGCGGACGGTCGATGAGCGGACGACACAGGGCGGGTGCCCTGGGGGGGTCTGCCCTGTCCCGACCACTCAGCCCGAATACGGGATGGGATTCAAACCGGAGCTGTTCGACAAGAAACGGTCTGCCCCGAAGCCCGAGTGCGACAACCCGGACTGCCCGGTGCATGGATACAAGGCGAAGGGGATGCTGCGTGTCGGCTCCTCGAAGTGTGACCCCATCATGGGGCATTACCTGTTCCCCGGGTGACTGATGTTTCAGCGCGGATGGCACAAGCCCGACTCTCCCGAGATGCGGGGCATCGACACCAGAGGCTTGAGCCTGTTCCTGACTGAGGCGGAGGCCGGTGCGGATGACTCGTGGTCCTTCCAGTTCTCGCGGTGCGATGGGACGGGCAAGACCTGGACCCACACCCGCGTGCTGTCGAAGGACGACATTCGTTTCATCGGCAAGAGCCAGCGGGAACACGTCCTGGAGCGGCTGTACGCCATTGCGGATCACGCGATCAGGCGGGAAACTGTTGACCTGACGAATGTTCTCGCCTCGTAGGCGGGATTGACAATTTGGGCGGGGCAACGTCTTCCGGGAGCGGCCACTCCTGGGCGGCGTAGCCAGATAGATTTCAAGCCAAGGCATAATCGGTGCCGATTACACCGATCTGTCTTGGCTTTTTTATTTGCTGCCCCGCCCGTGCCTTTAACTGGAGGTCTGCCATGTTGGATGCGTTGATCACCTTCTTCATCGCCCTGTTCTCTGCTGATTTCTTCAAGCAGCTTCTTGCCACGCTCGGGCTCCTGACCCTGGTGGCGGTGGTGCTGATCGTCCCACTCGCCGGGTGCCAGCCCAATATGGAGCCCATGGAGAGGGTGTCGAACAAGGTGCTCGACAGCGTTATTGGTCCAGCCATCACCAAGGGGTTGCAGGATCTCGACTCGAAAGCCCTCTCTCTTCAGGGGGGTATGCAAGGAATCGAGCCTGGGTACGAGATCGTCGTTGAGGGCAAGATCGTCAACGGCTTTGAAGGAAAGGGCACGGTGCGGGCCAAGGGCTTGGCCGGTCAGTTGCAGGGCTCCTATTCCGCAACACCGGGCGAGAAGTCCCCCGCGAAGACCGAGGGGGCTACGGCCCCGCAGTAACCTCCATAGGAGCCCCGCCGGGAGCAAGACGCCAAGCCCGGCGGGGCGTCGTTTCCATGAACAAGGACTTCATCATCACGATCCTGGTGCTGGCCGCATGTGTCCTGCTCATGGCGGCACTCTGCAACTGCTGCTCGTGCGCCGACCTGGAGCGGACGCAGAAGATCGCGAACGTCACCACGACGCAGCCCGTCGATGCCCGGCTCAGCCAGGACATCAACGCGATGAAGACCCAGGTGGATCAGATCAACAACAGCCTCAACACCCAGGCGAACGTCACAGCCAAGCTGATTGAGACGACGAAGAACATCTCCTACGGCTGCGATGTCTGGGACAACCGGATCTCCACGGGACTCATGGTGATACTCGCGATTGTCTGCGGGTGGGCGCTCTACAGGACTCCACCGGGGAAGCGTAATGCCTGACCGTCTCCTGGATCTCGACACCTACCAGCGCCTGAAGGGGGCGGTTCGCTTCAGCCAGCGCGAGCTGCGCCAGTATCGCACGAAGCGCATGGAGATCATCTCGCAGTACGTCGGTCGCCACTACAGCGAGAACGGCTCGACTGTCCGCGTGCCGATGAACCTGATCGAAATTGCCATCAACATCTATCTGCGATACCTCGCCTCCCACGCCCCGCGGTCCATGGTCGGGACCGAGGCGATGCTGATGAAGCCCGTCGCCTATGAGCTGGAGCTGTTGCTCAACCAGACGAACCAGGAGGTTGACCTCGAATACCATGCCCGCATGGCGGTCCTCGATGCGATGTTCTGCATGGGGATCTTGATGGTCGGGGTGTCGTCCGGGGGCTACTCGCACATCGGTGATGAGCAGGTGGAGGTGGAGACGCCCTTCGCTGACTTCGTGTCGATGGACGACTGGGTACACGACTCGAACGCCAAGGTGCTGCCGCACGCCGGGTTCATGGGGAACCGGTTCCAGGTGCCCTACCGCGAGGTAATGGAGTCGGATGTCTACGACCCCCGCGCCCTGGAAAAGCTGGAGCCCACCGAGAAGGGCGACGACGAGAGCGGCGAGGACCGCGAGGAAGACCTTTCACACAGCAACAGCGCTTCCACCGATGGCGATGAGTTTGAGGAGATGGTTGAGCTGCGCAACCTGTACCTCCCGCAGCGCAAGGTGTTCATCGTCGCCGATGCCGAGATGAAGCTGGACCGCCCGTTGCTTGAGCGGCCATGGACCGGCCCGAAGCATGGTCCGTACAACATCCTCTCGTTCGCAGACGTGCCCGGCCAGATCATGCCCCTCGCGCCCGGTCACCTCATGATGGACCTCCACGATCTCGCCAACCGCCTGATGAGAAAGCTGGGGCGGCAGGCTGAGCGCCAGAAGACAGTCCTGGGGTATTCGAGCACCGCCGCGGATGACGCCAAGCGCACCGTCGATGCGGAGGATGGCGAAGCGATCAAGATGGACAACCCTGGGCTCACCAGGGACTTCAGCTTCGGCGGTGTGGACCAGCGGAACCTCGCGTTCACGATGATGCTGAAGGATCTCTTCAGCTACTCCAACGGTGGCCTGGAGACGCTCGGCGGGCTCGGGACCGCCGCGGGCACGCTCGGCCAGGAGGAGATCATCAATCAGAACGCGAGCCTGCGGATGCAGCACATGCAGGGGCGCGTCCACAACTGGCTGACCCGCGTGCAGCGCAGTCTTGCGTACTACCTGTGGAGCAATCCGGTCATCAGCAAGAAGCTCGTGAAGGCGGGAAAGAATCCAGGGCTGAACGTCCCGTTCGAGTGGACCCCGGACCGCCGCATGGGCACGCTCGAAGACTACTCGATCTCGATTCAGCCCTACTCCTACGCCGAGCAGACACCGAGCAAGAAACTTCAGACTGTCACGATGTTCTGGGAGCGGTTCGTTGGGCCTTACCTCCCGCTGCTACAGCAGGCGGGCGTCCAGCCCAACGTGCGGGCGCTCCTGCGCATCGTCGCCAAGTACGCCCAGATGGACGAGCTGGAGGAGCTGCTGATCATGAACGGCGGTCCTCCTCCTGGAATATCCGAGGGCGGTCCGGCAGGGAGTGCGCCGCCGGTCACCAAGCGAACGCACGAGCGAGTGAATCGCGGTAGTTCATCCACGCCCGAAGGCAAGCAAGCAATGATGCTTGAGGCGTTGCTGACCAAGGACATGGGGTCCGGCAGCCGCAATCGGGTTGCGTAGGAGGTGCGCCATGAGAGACGCAGAAGACGTGAGCTGGAAGTGGCTGGCTGTGACAGCAACCGGGGCGATTGGGCTCCTGGTTGTACTTTTCGGCGGCTGGGCGGCAACGGAGCTGAGAGAGCTGAGGACAGACATAACCAGCCTCAAGATCGAGGTAGCCCAGATGCGAGCGCAGCTTCGGACCCATGACCCCAGGAGCCTGTCCGATTCGCTGACCAGGGCAGAACCAGGAGTGTAAGGTGTTCAACATCTTCCAGAACAACCCGATGATCATGCAGGAGCTTATGGCTCGCATGGGCCAGGGTGCGGGTGTGGGCGGGCAGATGAACGCGCCAGCCACGGGCGTAGCCGCTACCCGCGTGAACGCCGCCCGCGCCGGGGCTCCCCAGCAGTCGATGTTCCAGCCGCAGATGAACGTCGGGGATCAGTTCTCCCAGATGCAGAACCGCCGCAACTCCCTCATGGCGCAGATGCAGTCGCTCGGTGCCGGGTACGGCGCTCGCGGTTTCAGCCCGATGGGCCAGCACAGCACGCTGAACGGGGCGATGGCGAACGGGTACGCGCAGGCGGACATGCAGAGCCAGTATGCGAACGCGATCAACGCGGAGCGCCGCCGCATGTATCCGCAGCAGTCCACCAACCCGTGGATCAGGGCGGCGCTGGCTGGGGGCGCGACGCTGGGGCGGGACATCCAGCCCGCGGGCAATTTTGCGGTTCCGCCAACAGGGAGATGGGCACCGTGACGTACTGCTACAGCACCAGGGACCGCAAATACACCGTCGAGGCGAACTTTGCCATGGGCGCAGCGCCCAGGCGAATCCGCCGGAAGGTGGGCGGGAAGGTGCGCTCGCTCCTGCGGGATATGTCCGCCGAAGCCAGGGGCTCGACGCCTCGCTCCTGCGGCAACTGGCCGCTGGTGGCGGAGTTTGCGGGGGTTCATCCGTCCCAGGTGGCCCGGTTGCGTGAGCACGAGGCGAAGCATGGGGTCACAACCGAGTACACGAAGGGCGGAGATCCCATCTGGACCGGCCCGGAGCACCGCAGGAAATACTGCGAGGTCCACGGGCTTTATGACCGGAACGGTGGTTACAGCGACCCGCAGCGGGGCGCGTCATCGAAATACCTCGAAGGGTAAACCATGGCAGACGAAGTGACAGCGCAGGACACGGGCGGAGACGCCGGGCAGCAGGCCCCGGCTGATTCGCGTTACGACTTCTCCGATGTCGATGATGGCATTCAGGAGAACGTCCACGATGAGGTACTACCCGCCGATGAAAATTCCGGCGGTGAAACCGGCGCGAAGGACAGCGCCGAAGGCGACACCGGAAAGCCTTCCAAGCCCGATTCCGGATCGGGTTTTGATGCGGCACTGGTGAAGCGAGCCCGCGAGGCGGGCATGTCAGACGACGAAGCACGGAGCTTCGGATCACCGGACGCGCTCAAGAGGGCTCTGGACTGGGGAGATCGCCGCCGCGGTCAGAGCAGCGAACAGGGGCAGTCGCAGGAGCGCGAACAGAAGCCCACCGCGCCGCAGCAGCAGCGCAAGCCGCGGATCAACCTCGAACAGTTCGAGTTGGATCCGGCGTTCGATCCGTCGCTTCACGCGATGGCGAAGAACCTCAAGGGGATGGCGGAGCAGATCAACTCCGCGTTCGATGAACTGGAGAGCCACACCCTGGGTGTGGTGAACCACTTCCAGGAGCAGCAGCGGGAAGCGTTCTATGACCGCTTCGATTCGATGATCGAGGAGCTGGGCGAGGATTACGCCCCCATCTTTGGGAAGGGGCGTCGGGCCGACGTGTTGAATGACGCGAAGGCGGTGGCGGCGCGGGCCGAACTCATCAACCAGATGCTGGTCGATGCCGAATCACATGCTCGCATCAACCCCGACAAGCCGATCCCCTCGGAGAGAGAGCTGTTGCAGAGGGCGGTGCGTGCCCTTCACGGTGACAAACAACAAACCATCGCCAGGAGAGAGGTGGCTAAGAATCTTCGAGATCGTAAGACTGGTCAATTCGTATCCAGGCCAGCGCAGCGGCAGAGCGCGGAAAGCAAGGGCACTCCCGAGCAGCGGGCGAATGCCTACGTCAACCGCTTCTTTGCCGAGCGCGGGCACGACCAGGACGATGGCGAGATTTAGAGTCGCCTGTCTTCAGCGAGCAAAAGAGGTAATGAGCAATGCTTACGCTTGCTGACAGCGAAATTCGCGATCTTGCGACCGGCACGCTGAAAGAGCTTGGCCGGTTGAAGTTCAATCAGATTGCGACCACCTACCAGCGGTATGAGGTGATGGGTCGCATCATGCGCAAGGATAAGGTCGAGTTCGAGGACGGGACCGGCATCCAGCGCTCGTTCATGATCGATCAGTCGGGCGCGGCCCGGATGGTCGGCATGTTCGCGTCGTACACCCGCAACGTGGGTGACGTGCTGCGGACCACGGAAATCCCGTGGCGGCACACGAACACCTACTATATGTGGGAACGGCGCGAGATGCTGATGAACAACGGCAAGTCCCGCATCGTGCCGTTGATGAGGCTGCGCCGGGCCGATGCGATGATCAGCCTCGCCAAGCTGATGGAGGACGAGTTCTGGAGCAAGCCGACCGACTCGACCGACAAGCTCCACGTCTTCGGCGTGCCCTACTGGGTGGTGAAGAATGCCACCCTGGGCTTCAACGGCGGTGCCCCGACCGGCTTCGCCGCTGGCGCTGGCGGTCTGCTTCATGCCCGCTGGCAGAATTACACCGGGCAGTACGTCTCGGTGTCGAAGCCCGACCTGATCAAGAAGATGCGCAAGGCGCATCGGCTCTGCGACTTCCAGAGCCCCACGGACATCCCGGATTACCGGAACGGTGCCGGTGACCAGTACCGCATCTACATGAACGAGGTTACGCTCAGCCTCTACGAGGATCTGGCGGAGACGCAGAACCAGAACCTCGGGCGCGACCTCGCTCCGATGGATGACACCACGTCGTTCCGTCGCAACCCGGTCCGGTACGTTCCGAAGCTGGACGAGGACACCGCGAATCCCGTCTACATGCTCAACTTCGCGGACTTCCACCCGGTTTTCCTCAAGGGGGACTATCTCCGCGAGGCCGAGCCGCGTAACGGCATCGACGCCCCGAACAACTGGTTCGTGGACATCGACATGACCTGGAACGTGCTCTGCACGAACCGCCGGACCCAGGCTGTCTTCTACCAGTAAGCGATTGCTGGCTGAGGGCTGTCTGAGGGCTCTTAAGAGTCAGGTGGTTTGAACAGGGACATTTTTGGAGACGAATCATGTTGGAACAGTACCCGTACATCAGCCAGGCGCGAGCGCTTCTGCGCAAGGTCTGGTACAGCGGCAGCGATGCGGTGACCAAGGGTTACGGTCTGTGCTACAACCGTGACTATGGCACCGCGACGGATGCCGATGGGCTGCGCGACCGCCATGTTGCGCTGCCCGACAACACCAACAACAACAGCTTCGCGGGAGTGGCCGCACACTCCTACGCTGCTGTGTCTGGTGGGCAGTGGATCGAGATTTGCGAACCGGGCTCGGTTTGTGAAATCTACGTCGATGCGTCGGTGACCATCGGTGACAACCTCTTCACCACTTGCCAGATCGGCGGCGGCGGAAGCGGCACGTTCGAGGTCACCTATCTCGGCTTCATGGGCAAAGGCACTGCCCGGATCATGCAGACGCGCACCGGCGCGGGTCTGGTCCTGGCCGAGCTGATGACCGGCCCCGAGAGCGGGCTGATCGAGACGCTCGCCCTCACGACCGCCTCGACCGGCGCGACGCCCGCCATGAAGGGCGGAGTCACCGTTTACACGACCGGCGGTGCGAACCTTGCCGGTGACGTGACCGACACGCTCGCGAATGGGACGTACCTGGGCATGAAGAAGCGATTCTTCTGCGTCACCGCCCCAGGTGCCAATGACATCGTCATCACTGTGACCGCGGGCGAGCAGCTCGACGGGGCCACGGATCTGGCGACGATGGAGTTGGATGGCACTGGCGACGACTCACTCTTGGAGTGGGGCGGCACCAAGTGGCGTCTCATGCACAACGCTGGCACGGGTCTTGCGTAGTCCGTTGTCGAATCATGGGCAGGGTGGGGCGCGCAAGCGCCCTGCCCCGCTCGTGGTGTTTCCTCCGAAGGGAAAAACGAAATGGCAGAAGACATCAGAGACATTCATCTTCAGTGGATGCGGCAGATGCTCGGTTGCGTCGAGCTGCCGAAAGAGGTGCTGGATCTGTACTGCGAGGTGAAGCTCGCGAACGACCGGGTGTCCGGCGGCGAGCTGAATCCCCAGGTGCTTGCCCTGATCGCGGTCTGGGGCGCTCGGAAGGCGGGCATGGACCTGATGGACCCCCCCGAAGTTGACGACGGGGAGGACGACGACGAGCGGGGCGATACGGAGATCAACTGGTCGCTCGTTCCCGAAGGTGCCCCGGTCATTGCCGACTGGCAGGGCGGGCGCAAGCGGGGAACCTTCCAGGGGGTCGCACCGCGGAACAAGCTCCGGGTGAAGCTGGAAACGGGCGCGATGAAGCTCATTCGAGCCAGGCGCGTCGAGGTGGTGACCGAACCGGTCACGGGTGGGTAACGTGGAATCTGGGCTCGCCATCACGTTCGATGACCTGAAGAAGGCGGTCGGGTACTACCTGGGTATCACCGCCGATTCTTCGCTGTGGTCCACGCTGGAAGCGTCCGAGGTCGCCATGGACATCGACGCCGGGCTCCGCATGGTCTACAAGCCGCCCCTGCTGCCTGGGCAGACCGCCCCGTATGCGTGGAAGTTCATGAAGCCCGTGACGGTGCTCACGACGGTGGCCGACCAGGGCGACTATGACGCGCCGGAAGACTTCGGCGGCTTCCACGGTCCGGGCACCTTCGCCCCGTTCGATGGGAGCAGGCAGATCAACGTGATTGACGAGGTGCAGATCCGGGCATGGCGGCAGGCTTACACCGCCAGCGCCAGACCGCAGGCAATGGCGTTCCGGGCCAAGAAGGGCACCGATGCCGCCAGCGGCACGCGCTACACGCTCCTCCTGCATCCCACGCCGGACGGTGAGTACGTCATCACCTACCGGTACATCGCGATTCCCCCGCGGCTGTCGGACAACCGGCCTTACCCGCTCGGCGGGGCGCTCCATGGCGAGATGTTCCTGGCCGCGGCCCGCGCCGCTGCTGAGAAGCGCATCCGGGGCGGCAACGGCCCTGAATACGAAGCGTTCTTGCGCGAGCTGGCATCGTCAGTTGCGCTGGAGCAGTCCCAGGCTCCGGATTCGCTGGGATACTGCGGCGACCGCTCGGACGAGGCGTCCACCCGTCCATACGATGACCGCACAATCGCATTCACCTACAACGGTGTGGAGTACTGATATGGCAACTGCTGCCCCGATGAAAAACATGATCGTCACCTGTGCCACGGGAAGCGACGTGGACAGCGATCCGCTCGAATCGGATGTCAGCGCCTTTATTCTCCAGGCGATTGGCGGGAACGTGTCCTGGGAAGACCCGGACGGGATTCAGTTCACGCTGATCGCGGGCGTGCCTTTGTTCGTGGAGGCAATCAGCTTCCGCGGGCACGTCCTGACGTTCAACGGCGCGACCGGTACGACGGTCGAGATCATGCAGATTCTCGGCATCCCGATGTGAGGCTGACATGCTGGTGCGTTCCATCAACCCATCTCGCCCCCATGGGCTCCGCGCATTCGGTGGCGGCACAGTGGCCGATGCGCCCGTGGACGTGCTGATTACCGATGTCGTGGCGCTCGGATCAAACGTGGTGCGCTTCTACCTCGACAACGTGTTCGGGGTGGACTGCGACGACTTTGAAATGGGCGGACTGCTCGTCCAGGGCGGTCCAATCTTCTACATCGGCGGCGGCAGGATCGGTGACAACTACATCGACCTTCAATACACGAGCGCGGAAGCGGGAGACTCGTGGGAGGTCGATTATGTGATGAATATTGGCAGACAGCGCTGGGTCTACAAGCCCCAGACCGGCACGGTTGGCGGCACTGCCGGAACGATCACCGTCAGCGCGCTCACTTCGACAACCGCCGAGTTCCCGGACGATACTGCCAGCCTTCTGGGTGGTGACACCTACCTTATCCCCGCATCCATGCCTCATTCGACGCGCATGTTTGCTGTGGGCAATTCGACGGGTCGGTTGTACCGGATGGCCGAGGGCGACACCGGCTGGACCCGCACCGGTTACGCGACACAGCTCAACCTGGGCGGGTTTGTCTACGCGCTGAGCACCGGGGCGATTCTCGCGAAGCTGGCGTCCGGACCGCTGGTGCGGTCTACTGATCTTGGGGAGACGTTTTCGGAGGTGATTGGTCCCAGCTCCGCGGTCAACTTCAGCGCCACGGGTTACCCGCTCGACTGGTCATTTGCTGAGGGTGCGAGTGGACATTGCCTGCTGGTCGAATATGGTTCGATCAGCGGGGACAACAAGGTGGGTCCGCGCATCTTCTACAGCGCGGACCATGGGGTGACGTGGAGCGTCAAGTATGACACCACTCTCGACTTCCCGGCTGGCGAGCAGTGGAACCACGTTCACGCTGTCCACTATCAAGCATCCGCCGGAAAGTTCGTTGTCGGCGTCGGCGATACTGCCAGGGCAAGGGTGTTCACGCTCGACAACAACGGAGACAACCTGACCAACATTCTCGACCAGCCCAACGCGGCTCAGCCCGTCTGGTTTGTGGACGGGGTTGGGAACGAAGTGCTTTTTGGAGACGATACCCACGCCCAAGTGGCGGTGCTCAATGTTTCCACGGGTGCAGTGCGACAGGTGTTCAACGGCTGGCGGTGTCTCAGCACCTTCAACTGGTGCTGGCACATCACCAAGTACGCCGGGCTTTATTACGCCTTCCAGTATCAATCTGACGTGTTTTCGTACCATCGGCGCGAGGCTGTAGTGTTGGTTGCGCCGAGCCCGGATGGTCCGTGGAGTATCGCCCATGTTTTCGATGCGACAGTTCTGGGCGTAACCTCTTTCGCTGGATTCATGAACGGAGTTCTGCACTTCAAGGTGAAGACCGCCACCGCGCTGGGAGTTCATTGGGTGGTCAATCCGGTGGAGTTGACGATCAAGGGCGCTTCCGCGGCGAATGGCACCAGAACCAACACGGAGGTTGCCACCGCCGCATCTTCTACCACTGGATGGTTCCAGTACCAGGGCGCTCTTGATGTTGTCGTGGGTGGTGGTATTTCTGGTGGAGATGTGGTTCGGTACACCGGAAATGGGCTTGGGGGCACCCCCCAGCTCGGTCGCGCGGGTGTCGGGGTGGCCCCGGTCACCGCAGGCAAGGTCTATCAGGCGCAATGCTGGATCAAGGTAACATCGTCTCGTGATTTACAGATAGGTGTCGGGTACGCGGTTGGCTCAATTAACACAAGCACGAAGCATGCGCAGTATTTTCCTTCCGGGGTGTGGACTCTGGCGAAGTCGATGGCGTTTCTTGTTCCAGCCGGTGTGACTTGGGCCTCGATTCAGTTCCAGCTTGCGGCGTCTGACAACATTGCGGGCGACCCGCCCACCATGCTGTTTGATCGCGTGATGGTTGTGGAGGCTCCGGCCCCGAACGAATGGGTTGCCAATGGATCTCCGCTGGCTGAAACCGCCCACGCTGGGACGCTTGAGGAAAGGCCGAAGTGGACCGACATCTTCTGGTTTGAGCCAGCCGAATCCCATCATCGACTCGTGGGGCACCTGTCGTTCTGCGACGTGCCACACTGCATCCGATCATGGAAGGTCGGAAGCGCCATCATCGAGTTGTGGATGCACGCGGGCGCGAAGTCCACCTTGAATGGCGCGCCTACCAACGTCGCAAACAGCGTTGTTACAGCGAACGGTGCCATATTCAGCTCCGGTATGGTTGGGGAGATGCTGCACGCCGGGAAACTGGATGATACCGCCGGTAGTTCTGCAAAGATTACGGCGGTGAATCCCCCTTACGAGTGTACCGTCAACGCGAACATTTCGGCTCGTCTCAACGGCGAGAACGTCACGGTAGAATACCCGCGGTTTGAGCTGCGAATCGATGATGCGGACGGACACAGTGAATCTATCTACTCTCCTCGCCTCAACTGGCTTCGCGGTTGCGGAATCGGCTTCGCGGTGCAGGTCGGCGGAGCGTCCGACTCGAAGATCCGGGCATACGCGATGTTCGGTGGGACGCTCCATGCGTTCGACGTGAGCACGAACTCTTACACCGCCTTTTCGGATGTGGAGATCACAACCCACTTCGGTGCGTCCTCTCTGACTGCGGAGCGGGCGTTCTCCGGGGCGTGCGGGAAGTTCGTCCACCTGGGAGACTTCGGATACGTCCCCGAGGATCAGTTGCCCGACGTGATCCCCACGGGAGACTTTGACGACTCGCATCCCACTCACGTCCCGAACGATGTGAAGGTGAGCGCGATTGCTCAGATTGCTGGCGGACAAAGCAACACCCAGGTTGGCTGGGAGTTCTCCACGCACACGGGCGGATTCGTGTCCCTGTTGTCGTCGGACCCCGACGCAGAGCTAACGGCGGAGGATGTGGCTGGTTTGCAGATCCAGGTGGACGGTATCTGGTACAGCCCCATCGCGTGGGATGGTGGTCTGAACTACCTGGGCTGTACCTATCCGGTGGGCATGGATTCGTCGCTCGTTTACAAGTTCAGAACACGGGAAGTGAACATCGAATTTTTCGAGAACGTCGAGGGCGACCTCCCGGCTGGCCTCGAATACGGACGAGAAGGGAACATCACCCCCTATGTGTAACATGATCGCATTCCTCCTGGCGGCACAGACATGCTTCGCGGCGTTGAACGCGGGAGACTTCCCGACGTTCCGCGCCTGCGTCGAGAAGGCGATTGAGCAGAACGAGTCTGAGATTTTCGTTCCAAGAATGAAAACCTCTGCGTTCGTCCTGCGCGAACCACTTCCCGCGTGGCCGAACGGAAGGTTGATTATCCGCGGCGAGGGCGAAACGTCGATCATCTGGCTTGAAGACCAGGGGAGTATCTGCATCCCTGGATGCGTTCTCAAACTTCGCGACCTTCGGATTTATGGCAACCCAGCCAAGCCGCCAAAGGTTGGAGTGTGCTTTTGCCGCCCAGAAGAGGGGCCGCGCAAGGGGCAGTCCACCAATATGTGCCAGATCCGCGATTGCATCATCAATGGTAGCTATTCGTGCGCCGCTGTCCTGGTGCTGTGCGCCGAGCACTCCTGCATCATGTCGAGCGGAATCAACAACGATTGCGGCGACGGGCTGGTGTACGACTCCAATGACAGGTACGGGTTCGGTCGGGTGACTGACACCGGCATGTTCACCAACACGATGCACAGCCTGATCGACTGCGGCATTGCGGTGTGGAACAAAAGCGGCAAGGACGTGTTCCCCCTGAAAATTTGCGGCTTTACCGACAGCCTCGTGGCCCAATCGTGCTACATCACAGCTCAGAAATGCAGGGCATACGTCGCGGTGGAGTCATACCCGACAAGCTACAACCGGGGGAACGTCCCGCGGTGGAACACGCTGGAGACGTGCGGATGGGAGACACGGGCTGGCGTCGAACCGGTCTACGGTATTCTGTATCGTCGGCTTGGCGGACAGATGGCGTATCCCGAGACGCTCAAAAAAGTGCCAGCCATCCGCTGGCAAACCGGCCCCGCGTCGGGCCAGGAGACGGTTCCTTGAAGGCGAGAAACGCGATCCTGTTGTCGTTGGTGGCTGCTGGTCTGGGTGTCGCCTGCACGCTGGCTGCAAGCGGAGATCCCGCGGTAGCCGAGGTGCGCAATGCTCAGCCCTCGCTCGACCTGTTCGAGTTCAAGGTTGAGACGAGTGCCTCGACCACACTACCGGCCACGCAGCCATCCGGCCCTGAGATGTGCTCTCAGAATATCCGGATCTGCGGGGACAACGGGGTGCCGGTCCCTGGCGTTCTGGTCGAGTGGTTCCAGCGTTACGGGGAGGTGTTCGTCTTGAAGGATTCGTGCCGGACGAGCGCCGAGGGGATGTGCTCTGTCACCGTGGAGGTGGGCGCGAACGGGAAGCTGCAAGTGACGCAGCAGCTCAGTCGCGCGGTGCGTTTCGTTCGCCGGACGCCAGCAGGGGAAATCGGACCCTGCACGTCGGGCATTGCTGAATAGGTCGCGGCGGTGTGTCCGTCGCTTTTTAAAGAGGAGTGCAAGGATGAATCCGCAGAACTTGAGTGCAGGCATGGCCCGATGCGACCAGGAGATCATCGACCCTGGCGACGGTGCCGCAATTCCGACCACGCGGAACGGGATTGTGACGATCATCAGCGGGGCGTCTGGCGAGACGAACACGCTGGCCCGCCCCGATCACGTCGGCCAGGAGATCGGCTTCCTGATGAAGACGCACGGGGGTGGCGACCGGGTAATTACGGTGACCGGCACGATCAACCAAGCCGGAAATAACGTCATTACACTTGGCGCGATCCAGGACTTCATCCTGCTTCGCGCGGTGCAGCGTGCAGCGGGCCTGAGCTGGCAGGTGGTCGCCAATGACGGAGCGGCGCTGAGCTAGTGATGAACACCCTGCGACCTATCGAGTTGCGTTTTCCCTTCGGGGGGTTGAACCGCAGGCTGGGCCTACAATCTCAGCCTGCGGCAACCTCTCCTGACATGGTGAACGTGCGCCCACGCACCGGCTCTGACCGGCGGCAGCGGGGCGGATCTCGTCCCATGCTGGAGAAGGCGTTCAGCACGCAACTGGGGAGCGGTGGAGATCCCATCCGCCTGCTCGCCTCCGTCCGGTCCGGTGGAAGCAGCCGGGTGTTCCTCGACACCTTTGCCGGGTCTACACTTTCATCGGCTTACACGCTTCTGACCGGACCGGGGGCGCATCTTGCCTACGATTCGCTGGAGACGGATGCCGATGCCGCCTCTGCTGCGTCCGCGTCACGGTACAGGAGGGATGCGCCGACTGATTTCGACGACACGTTGCCATATGCGTTCGAGATGGACGTTCGCCTGCTGGGTCGAGAGGGACAGAGGTACGTCATAACGTGGCAGGAGAACGCTGTTGGCAATGACTACTACTATCTGGAATTCTACACTTTTTCAAACTACACCGACGTTCCGAACGTCGGGTTTTTGCTCAGAAAATTTGGTGTTGGCGGCTTTATCGATAACGTCACATGGATAGATACCGACCCGGACGTTAATGGAACGGTCCGAATCGAGGTGGACCCCGGCGTGTCGGTAAAAGTCTTCTTCAGGGGCACAGAGTACCTGACGCGACTATCGCACACTGTTTCTGCGGAAACGCGCATCGGGGTTCAGGTTCAGGCGGGACTTTCCGCGTCCACGGGGTATGCCGGAATCTACTACAACGCCTCCATGATGGAATGGCGGATGTACTACACGTCCACTTCGGTGGCCGATACCACGCGCCTCATCGCAAGCAGCGACGGTGACCTGTACGCAGAGAACGGGCTGGGCGGGCTGACTGATCTTGCCAGCGCGATCACCCTCGACAGCGATCATGCGCTCCAGGCCGCGGAGTGGCTCGGCAAGCTGTTCATCGTCAACACGACGACGCCCTGCTACCTGGACACAGACGATGAGACGGTAAAAGACTGGGCGGCGAAGGTGTCGAGCGATGGGGTGGGGTCGCTTCCCGCCGATCCGAAACTGATCGCGAACTGGCGGGGCCGCATCGTCATCACCGATGGAACCGCACAGTTCTACATGAGCCGCCAAGCCGCGCCGCTCGATTGGGACTTTTCCGCGAGCGACACGGACCCCTCGCGCGCCATCAGCTCGACCTCCACCAACGTGGACAAGCTGGGCTACCCGATCACCGCGCTGATCCCATTCAGCAACGACTACCTGATCTTCGGGTGTCTGGACTCACTCTGGATGTTGGCCGGTGACCCTGGCGTGTCGGGCTCGCAGATGGTGAACCTGTCGCAGAGCGTCGGGATCATTGGGGCCAACGCATGGTGCATCACCCCGACCGGAGCGGTGATCTTCCTCTCCCGGTACGGAGTCTATGCGGTCCAGCCGGGTGGGACTCCGGTGCCCGTCAGCCAGCCGCTCCTCCCCAGGGAGTTGCAGAATCTCGACCCGTCTCAGTACGAGATCAGCATGGCGTTCGACACCACGGACTATGGGGTGCTGCTGTTCCTCAACAACATCGCGGGGGGCACTTCAACCCAGTGGTGGATCGACTGGCAGGATCAGAGCTTCTGGCCCGCGACCTACGCTGAGGCGCATGAAGCCTGTGCCATGTACTCATACGACGCCTTCCAGTCCTCTGGCTCGCGGGTCATGATCGGCGGATCGGACGGGTACATTCGACGCCACGCGAACGACGCGGGCAGCGACGATGGAACCGCGGTGAGCAGCTACGTCATCATCGGACCCTGGAGCATCTCCAGTAACCCGCTGGAGAACGGGAGACTGGAGGAGATCGATGCCCTTCTGGGAGAGACGAGCGGGAATGTGACCTGGGAGGTGCGGACCGGCGTTACGCATTATGAGGCGCTGGCGGCGACCGCGAAAAGATCCGGCACCTGGACCGCCGGTCGCAATCCCACGCGGAACGTCTTCCTGCGGGGTCCGAGCGCGGCCCTGAAGCTGTCCTCCAGCACCTCGTGGGTGATGGATCAGATCATCGGGTTGTCTACCCCGCATGGTCGTATTCGGAAGTTCTGATGGTCAGGACGCGCGTATTCACCTTCGAGGAGGCCAGCAGGGCTCTGGCGGCGTTGCAGGCCCGCGTTGAGGCGGTTGCCCTGGTTGCAGCAGCCCCGCCCGGAACCACGACGGTGGAGGTGAATCTGGGCTCGGCCAGGACCAGTGGTCGGTTCACGATCACCGATGCGGCGATTGGGACGACCAGCAGCGTGCTCGTGTGGCAGGCTCCCGGACCCTACACCGGCAAGGGCACCAGGGCGGACGAAGCGGAGATGCAACCGGTTCAGGTGGTGTCGGTCAGTCCGGCGGCGGGATCTGCGAGCGTCATCTGGCAGACGCCGCCGATGATCACGCAGTCGCGGACGCTGGACGATAGCCCCAGGCGTGACGCCGCCGGTGCCACGTTTGACCGGGCAGCTAACCAGCGGTGGCCCGATGAGTTCGTTCCCAGGCGTCTGGGAAAGGTGGGCGGGAACGTGAAGTTTTCCTATGTCGTTCTGGGGTGAGCCATGGCAGTTATCGAAGGCGGAACAACCGGGAGTCTGGCCGAGGTGGGCAATGCTGCTGCGCTGGCGCAGCACGTCACATGCAAGCCGCTTCCACATGGTTCCCTTGGGCAGTATCGCCTGTCGCTGATCACGGGAACGATTGCCGCCGCGCTGGCTGCTAACGCGCAGTTGTTCTATGTTCGCTGGACAGACGCCACAAGGTTTTTTGTGCTCCACAAATTCAAGGCGTCGTTCCAGTGCTTGACCCCGTTCACCGCGGCCACGCTCACTGACTTCGGGTTCGACCTCATTAAAGCTACTGCGGTTTCTGCGGGCGGCGGCGGAAGCGACCTTTCTTCTCCGAAGTGCAAGATGCGGTCCACCATGGGGGCGAGCTTGCTTGACGTGTCCGGCGCGGCCCGCCTTGCGACCACTGCGGCGCTGACCGCCCTGACTACCCTGGACTCCTACCCAATCGCGTGCAGCATCGGAGACCCGCAGAGGGTCAATCCCGCGGCGGGCACCGAGGAGCAGCGGGTGAATGACCCGACGTTGATCTATCGGGCGGACATGGCGAACGGTGAGCATCCGCTGGTTCTGGCTCAGAACGAGGGGATCGTATTGCGCAACCGGGCGGTTTGGCCCGCGGCGGGAACCGGGATTGTGGCGGTCGAGATGGTGTGGTCCGAGGTGTCGGCGTTCTAGGGGGTGCATCATGCCGGGTCTTTTTGGGCAGCTTCCGTTCAACCTCGCGCTGGGTGGGGCGACCGCTCTTTCCCAGTTGTTTGCTGATCGCCAGTTCAATGAGGCGGAGCAGGCGCGTCTTGAAACCGTGCTTGGGGACATCGACCGTCTTCAGCAGATGAAGATGGGGCACTTGGCGGACGACTACGCCAGCCAGTCCACGCGCCTCGCGACCGACACCAGGAACGCCCTCGACTCACTGCGCAAGGTCGGGAGCGATTCGGTCAACCGGTTCGGCCAGTTTGCCGCGGGCAACCTCGCGGACTATGGGCGGATGGCGGGCAACATCAACGCATGGTCCGGCGACCGGGCATCCCAGGTGATGGGCGACTTCGACAGCCGCAACAGCGACTATGTGCGGTGGATGCAGGACCGCGGGAACAATCTGGTGGGCGAGTTCGACACCCGCCAGGGGGATCTCGTCAAGGGGTTCGACGCCCGGTATCAGCGGGGGCTGGCGAACCTCGAAGGCGCAGGGCGGCAGGCCCGGAACGACATCGACCGCGACTATCAGGCGCTCCAGGGCAAGACGCAGCAGGATATGTACAGCCGCGGATTGCAGAACAGCACCGTGGCGCAGGGCCAGCGGCAGGCGGTCGAGCGGGAGCGACAGGGCGCGATCGGTCGCCTGAACGAGCAGCTTCGCCAGGAGCGGGCCGCTACGGACGCCTCCCTGTCCGGAGACACGCTGAACGCCCAGAGCGCGGGAAACACTGCTCGTGCTGCGCTTCGGCAGGGGCTCACGGGCGACGTTGGCAACGCGCTGGCGTCCGGCAACACCAACCGGACCAACCTCCAGGTGGGGCTGACCGGCGACGTGCTCAACACGAAGACCGGGTTGGCGCAGGGGAAGTTTGACCTGGGCCGCGGGTACGGGCTCACCCAGATCGGGATGCAGGACCAGAACGCTCGCGACGTTTGGAACACCGGCCAGAACTACGCCACGGAGGGCCGGAACCTCATGGCAGACTACTACGGTCGCCGGTTCGGGTTTGATACCGATATGGGGCTCAAGCACATCGACACGCTGGCGTCGGTCGAGAGTGCGCCTCCGGATCAGGGATACTTCGGAAGCATCATGCAGTCGCTCGGGCAGGGCTACGGGATGCGCCAGTATCTCCAGTCGATGATGAGTCCTGGCGGCATGGCGAGCTGGGACGGTGCCCAGAACCTCCTGCCCATGGGCGGGCTGAATTACAACAACAGAACCGGGCTCGGATACGGCGTGGGGCTCGGTTTCTAGTCAGGAGCCGGGTCAATGCCATTCAGACGAACTTACAACATCAACCCGCTGGTGAGCGGCCTTGCGCAGTGGGTTGGCTCGTACAACACCGCCAAGGGTGGAAAGCTCGGGGATTACTACGCCCAGCGCAACCTCACCGACCAGCGCGCCCAGATCGCCCAGCGCGCGCAGACATTCAACCAACTGCATGACATCGGCACGCAGTACATGGCGCAGCAGAACCGGATTGAGCTGGAGAACCTCAATCACGCGAACGCCATGGCGAAGCTCGATGCTACACGTCAGGCAGGGGTAGACGCCTACTATCAGAAGCAGTACGGGACGGACTATGCGGGCTTCCTGTCGAGGGCTCGCGATGCCGGAATGTCTCCTGGAGACTTCAAGTCCAGCCTGGACATGAAGAACTACCAGGATCAGGTCAACGCCCGCGCCGCCGCCCAGAACCTTGAGTATCGCATCCCGGACGACGAGGACACGAAGTCCAGAATCAACTCGCTGCACGAAGAGTTCAACAGCAACGTGGCGGATGGGGTGTATCGCGAGGAAGAGATCCCGCTTGCCCGCCAGCAGCTTGAGCAGCAGATTTCGGAGCTTCAGCAGCCTCAGCTTCTCCCGAAGAAGCCGCGACCGGCCACGGTACAGGAGAAGATGCAGGCCGGTGAGATTTTCCCGGTTCCCGGTGGCTACCTTGCCCTGAACGACAAGGGGGCGATCACTGGGATTCGGATGGCTCCACCGTCCGCAGGGTCCGGTGGAAGTGCTGGCTCGAAGGGCAACTTCCTCACGCAGATGGGGTTTGCTGGTCCGACGCAGATGCAGGGACCGGCCCCTGGCGCTCCTGGTGCCGCCGCAGCCATCCCCATGCAGCAGCCCCCGCCCGCGTCGATGCCAGCGGGTGGCGCGCCGATGGCGATTCCAACGACTCAGCCCGCCGGAGGGATGCAGCTTCCCGCGGGATCGGCTCAGGCTTCGCAGCAGCAGACGATTGCCGAGCAGCTATACCCGCAGTTCAACATGGAGCGGGGCGGCGTGGATTTGTCTCTGGACCCGCAAACGGGAAAATGGGACAAGAATTATAGCAAGCTGGAGATGCGGACCCAGCTCATGCTCAAGGCTATGGAGGCGGGGAAAACGAACGTCAAAGGCGTGGAGAGCTACGACGACGCGAAGGTACTCAGCTTCTTCAAGATGATGGAGAAGGAAGTCTTCGGAGGAGCCGAAAACTATCAGGCAATGCCGCAGATGGGCGCTCCGCAGGGCGGGTCGCCAAGCTCGCAGCCAGCGCCGAGTGCCGGTCAGCCCGGATCGAAGATCCCCGTCTACAACGGCCAAGCCATGGACGAGACGAGGGACGTTGGGAAGGTGTACTGGGATGCCGACCGGCAGCAGGCGTTCAAATACCTGGGCAACGGTAAGGGAGTCTGGTTGAAATGACGCCGTACAACCCCGAGGACGTTTTCGACCTCTCCGATCTTAAGAAGGAGAAGGAGAAGAAGGCGAGCCCGGACACGGTAACGGTGCCCCCGCCGATGGTGCGCGCGCCTGGTCCCCTGATGAAAGAGCCCGATGGTCAGGTGTTCGCTGTTGCACAGGTGGCTGAGCAGAACCAGCGCCTGAAGAACGCCAACGCGGCGCTCATTGAGTCCGCCGCGGAACTGGAGGCTCGCAACTGGAGCGGCGAGAACGCAGAGGGGAAGGAGATTGGCTTCGCGGACCTTGACCCGCAGAGCCAGCAGTCGCATTACAACCGCATCCGCCAGCAGTACGGTCTGGCGTCGAAGGATCTTCAGGGCGAGATCGGGGTCATTGAGAACACCAAGGGTGCTTCCTGGCAGGGCGTCAAGGAGTCCGCCCCGTTCGTGGGTGGCGTCGAGACGTTCAGGCGGCTGTGGAACGTGAGTCAGGCTGCGGATCGCATCGAGGGCAAGACCGCCACGGTCGAGGATTACGAGGCGGTTGCGGGGTTCCAGAAGGATCTTGCGAGGCACAAGCGAGGGAAAAGCCTTGCCGCTGGCGCTGAGGACATCGTTACGCAGGGAATCCCGTTCGCGATTGAGTACATGATCTCCGCTGGTCTGGTGCCCGCTGGCCGGAAGGTGGCCCAGGAAACGCTGGAGAAGCAGGCTCGCGGGATCGTGGAGCGCATGGTAGCGAAAGCAGTGGGCGTCGGAATCAGCTCCGCATACAGGATGCCCGCGATGGGCGGACACGTCCTGGCTGACTACGAGAAGAACCGGCTGGGTGAGGTGATCGTTGTTCCGCGCAACGATGGCAGCACGTTCGTTTACAAGAAGGGCGACAATTTCATTCCGGCAATGCTGAAGTCTCTCGGCTCCAACTACATCGAGCTGTTCAGCGAAGGCGCTGGCGACGTGTTCGACGTGGCTGGTGAAGCCGCGAAAGGCGCGGCGCGACGAATCAAGCCGCTGCGCATGGCTGGCGAGAAGCTGGACGACCTCAAGGCGATGGTGCTCAACCGCTACGGAGTGCTCAAGAAGCTGTCGGAGAAGGGGGTTGGTGAGAAGCTCAAGGAGATGGGGTGGAACGGAATCCTGAACGAGATGGGCGAGGAGCGCCTGGGCGAGCTGTTGAGGGCGGGCGCGTTCATCGAAGAGTACAAGCCCCCGACCGGCAAGCAACTGCTCACTGAAGCCATCGGCTTCCCGCTCATGGGCGGCGCGATGCGCATTGCCGGTCGCGCCATGGATCGCTCTGAGTGGCCCGCTGACATGCGGAAGGCTGCTCTGTCCAACGAGGTGGGCGTTACCGAATGGGCCAAGCAATTCCCGACGCAGGCCGCTGCCTTGAAAGCGAAGGCTGATGCGGGCAAGCTGTCTGCCAGCGATCTGCACGAGGCGGGTATCACCGACGCGCGTCGCCCCGCCAACCCAAATCAGCGGTGGTCGCAGACGGAACGTGACTGGCTGGGGAAAATGATCCAGCAAGTCATGGCCCCGCAAGCGCCCGCCCCACCGGAGAACGCAAATGCCCAAGTCCAAGCAGGCCAAGCCGCCGCAGTCGAAAACGCCCAACCTGGGAGTCCTCCGCCAAGCGGCCAAAATGTACCGCAAGCTGGAGGGACCGCGGAAGGTGAAACCGGCGAGCCAGACTTCCCACGCATCACGCCTGAAGGCGGCTCCCAAAGTCCACCGGCTGACGTAGCCAGCGAAGCCGAGATCCAGCCGGGCGACATGGTGAGCTGGAACACCGCCAGCGGCCAGGAGCGGCGGGGCAAGGTGCTCGCCATCGACGCTGATGGCAGCGTACAGGTAAGGCCGGACGGGGGCGGTCCGCGCTTCAGTCTCGATCCTTCGGTTCTGACCGTTGAGGGCGGGGAGGAAGCTGCGCCGCCAGCAGAGACGAAGCCGCCCGAGCCCGCTGGGCCAGCGCCTCCCAAAACCCTTGAGGAGGCGGAAGAGAACCTCGCCGTATTCGAGGGTGTTCAGCAACTCGTTCGCCAGGACTGGCTGGAGGCGTCGAACGATCTCAAGAAGGCGGAGCAAGACCCCAACACCACGCCCGAGCAGCTCAAGCAGCTCAAGAAGAACGAGCTGGATAGGCGGAAGGCGCTTGAGGAGGCGGCGTTTGAAACAGCCGCAGCCGCACGTCATCGCGACCTACTCCAGATGAACGCCCGCCAGGGCAAGACCGGCAGCGCGACGGTCGCGCCGCCAACACCTCCACCACCGTCTGAGGAGAAACCAGATGGCACGGAAACCCAAGGGCAAGGGGAAACCCAAGCCGAAGTGCTGACGACCGCTTCTGATGCCGGGGGTGGGGCTGTACCGGAGGGGAACCCGGTGCAGACCTCGCCCCAGGCGTCTAAAGAGAAGTGGCAGATGACGCGGGCCGAGTTCGTCGCCCATCGCCAAAAGCTGATCGACCGATTCAAAGAGTTGTCTGCGAAGCACGGTGGATCTCCGAAATCTGCTGGCGTTCCAGAGGTAGACGCGGCATTTACTGAGCAGGCGGATTGGGGTGATCTGGACTTCCACAAGTCGTATGTGGCAGGAGCAGTGGCGCGCGGGGAAGCGGTTCCGGATGAAGTCCTGGCGGATTATCCGAATCTGAAGCGACCCGCGCAGACAATCGATCAGCGGCAGGGGAAGCGTGCCCGCCCCGAGGCTCCCTCCGTCCCTCAATCAGCCAAGCCAGCGGAGCAGGCGCGCCTTCACGATCTCCTGGAGGGGCTGCGCGCGGACAGCAACGAGCCCGAGCTGAGAATCGCCTACAGCCAGGACCGCGATCAGTTCTTCGTGATTGCCCCGAAGGGCTTTACGCCGCCGCAGGGCTGGAACCTGAGAGGCTCGACCAAGCAGGGCGACGGGATTCGATACAGCGTTCCCGATCTCGACGTGCTGGCCGACCAGATCCGCAAAGAGAAGCAGGCGCAGCGCGAACGCGGGAAGCCATCGAAGAAGCCGCGCACCTTCACTCTGCAATCGCTCAACCGCAAGGTCGAGCAGATCCACGAGAAGTACAAGCTGTTCATCAAGGGTGGGATGTCCGACGACATGGAGCTGGAGGAAACGGACGCCTCCGGAGAAATGTCGTACAAAGACTACGGCTACCACTTCATGGACACGCCGCAGGGGCGCTCTGATTACAAGGAGCTGCTGAACGCCCTGGAGGGAAAGCTCCCCGCAGAATACATCGCGGACATGGTGACGCTCCGAACCGGTCAGAAGTCAGGCGGGGGCATGACCGGCTCTGATGCGATTGGAGCCATTGGCATCGATGAAATGGCCGCTTCGGTCATCAAGGGCTACGAGAGCACGAACAGGGAAAGCCGGATCGCCCGCACGCTGGAATGGATGCAGGCGAACCCCGAGAAGTTGGAACCCGACGAGTTCCGCGCGCTGGTCGAGCGCACGCTCTACACCAACAAGGAGGCCCGCGATGCCGCACAGGGCAAGCGCGTCCGTCTCGTGGACGTGTCTACCCTGTCGGTTGGTCAGAAGTTCAAGATCGCAGGCGACGAGTTCGAGGTGAAAGCCATCGACCCGGACACCGGGGAGGTCACGCTGGAGGATGGTGTTCCGGTCATCATGCCGCCCCATGGCGAGGTGCTGATCGACAACAAGACGCTGACCAAGCCGCCCGCGGGCCAGGAGGAGGGCGACACGTCGTTTGACACTAGCACCATGAATCAGCGGCAGGGCCGAACCGTTCAAACGAACTTACTTGGCGAGGCCGAGCCCGAAGCGCCGACCACGGGCGACCAGAAGGGGCTGGAGTTCGGCGCGGACACCGAGGGCAACCAGCCCTCACCAAGCGGTTGGGTAACACCGGAAGGCAGGCTGCGCCAGGGCAAAGACACCGACTCCGAGGAAAAGGCCCGGATCAAGGCCGCTGAGGACAAGCTCAAGAAAGACAGCGAAGAGAACGACCAGGGGCTTATGTTCGTCAGCGAGGAGGAGGACGAGCAGGATCTCCCCGAAGAAGCGGAGATGACCGGCACCGCCAACCGGCTCGGTCCTGGTGAAGTGAAGGCGGGCAATCAGACCGCGCCGCTGCCGGGCAGGGCGAAAGCCCCGGTTCCTCCGCAGGAGATCGTCCAGGGCTGGTCCAAGGTGTTCGGCGTCACGCTGACGACGGGCGGATACCGCGGGCGGGCGCTGGGGCAGTACCAGACCAAGCCCGAGGTGATTCGTACCCGCAACTCGTTCTCGTCTTCACTGGGAACGATCTCCCATGAGGTCGCCCACCATATCGACAAGACCTATCGGCCCCGCAAGGGCATCAAGCGCAAGATGCAGACCGAGCTGGCCGGTATGGACTACGACCCGAAGCAGCGCCGCACGTTCGAGGGCTTCGCGGAGTTCATTCGCAAGTGGCTCACCGAGAACGAGGTGGGCGAATCGAAGAAGCGGGCTCCGCTGTTCTACGATTACTTCTTCAATACCTTCCTGCCCGCACACCCGGACCTCCAGAAAAAACTGAACGACGCGCGCGAGCGTGTCGAGGAGTACCGCAGGCAAGATCCGAAGCAGGCGATGGAGGCGGCGATCAGTTGGGACGGGAAGAAGTTCTCTGGCCGGTCCGTGCGGGATCGGCTGGCCCGCGCCCTCAACCGCCTGTCACGCTGGTGGTACGACTCGCAGGGCATCGTCTTGCAGATGGTGAAGGCCGGTGACCGCAAAAAGGCTCTGCGCCCCGGAGAAGACCCGTACAAGTGGATGCAAGTGCTCACGCACGCCTCCGCGGCCATGGCGCGAGACGCAATCGATGATGGCGTATGGTCGCTGGAGACGGGCAACCGCATCGGCCCCGCGGTCCGCGATGCGTTCGAGGTGCTCAACTACGACGGAAAGCTGGACAAGCAGCGCCTGAAAGACTGGACGATGTACCTCGCGGCGCGTCACGCCAGGGAGATGTGGGCTCAGGACCGCAACCCAGGGGTCGAGGAGCGATACGCAGAAGCGTACTACCAGGGTCACAAGAACGATCCGGGATTTGAGCAGGCCGCTGTCCTCTTCACGGAGTTCCACAAGGCGCTGGTGGTGATGGTTGCAGAGGTCGGGCGTCTCGATGGAGAGTCGCTGAAGAACATTCTGCAAGCGTTCCCCGCCTATGTGCCCATGCAGCGCGTGCTTGAGGACGAGCGCGTGAGCAGCTCGACCGGCGGCGGGCGCGGAGTCGCGAACGCCAGGAACCCCGTGCGCCGCATGTCCGAAGAAGGCAGCGGTGCGCAGATCATCGACCCGCTCGCGGTCACCATGTCGATGGCGGAATCCTTCTATCTGGCCGCGGCTCAGACGATGGCTGCGCGTCGCGTGGTGGAGTACGCCGAGTCGCGTGAGGGCATGGGAGACTATGTGTCTCCGGTTGATCCGCCTCAAGACGTAATGCAGACCGAGCTGGGCAATCTGGCTTCGCAACTCAAGGATGCCGGGGTGGACCTGACGGGCATCGACCTGACGACGATGCTCACGATTGCGCGTGCGTCCAACGTCTACAACGGGGACAAGCCCTACATCGTCATCTACAAGGGTGGCAAGCCCAAGTGGTATCGGGTACATCCCGATCTGTGGTACGCGCTGAAAGACATCGCGCCCTACCAGTTGCCTGCGGGGATCGAATCCACGTTGCCGGGCAAGGCGATGGTCGGAGCCACGAAGCTGAAGCGGCTTGGTGCTACCGAGCTGCGCCCATCGTTCGGTCTGCTCATCAACCCCTCGCGAGACTTCTTTACCTACGCGATTCGTACCCAGGGCAACTCCGCGACAGCGCCGTTCCGGCTTCTGAAGTCGTTTGCCCACGAGATGATGAATGGCTGGCTGAAGGCGACCGGCAGGGGCGAAGATCCCATGATCCGCCTCTACAACCAATACGGCGGATACATGGCGGGATTCATCGGGCAGGACTACGCGAAGTCGAAGGACGTCGCAGGCGACCTGATGAACGACGTTCGTAACCAGGGCTGGAAGAACTACCTTAAACACCCCGTCGAGCTGCTGCGCAACATCTTCAGCGTGTTTGAGAAGACCCCGCGACTCGCTGAGTTCGAGATGATCCTGAAGCGGAATGGGTACACCAGGGCGGACCTGAACGCGGGTAGAACGCCGCCTCCGGGTCTGATCGTGGAGGCAATGTACGCTGGCGCGTCGGTCACCACCAACTTCAAGCGGGCCGGTGCCGCCGGTCGTGTGCTGAACAAGATCAGCGCCTACAGCAACGCCAAGATCCAGGACATCGTAGACGATTGGCGCGTGGCCCAGGCGCATCCGGGCCGGACGCTGCTCCGCGGCACGCTCTGGCTGACGCTCCCGAGCCTGTTCCTGTGGCTGATGAACAAGGATGAGGACTGGTATCGGGAGCTTCCCGCCTGGAGGAAGCTGGCTGGCTGGAACCCGACGAAGGGCGTCTTCATTCCCAGCCCGTTCATGCTGGGGATGGTCTTCGCGCATCTGCCCATTGCCGCCCTCGACAGCTCGTATCGGAAAGACCCGACCGCGATCAACGACTGGCTGGGTCAGTTGGGCGACGAGTACGGAATGAGCGGCGACCCCAAGAAGATGGTCAACAACGTGGTCCGATTCGCGATGCCCGACCTCCTGGAGCCCGCCATGGAGGCTTACGTCGCAGAAGCGGACTGGCGGAACAAGCCGATTGAGACGCAGGCCCAGAAGGGGCTTCCTCCTGACCAGCGGTTCACTGAACGCACGACGCCCGCCGCCAAGTATTTCGGGTGGCTGTTCAACCAGAGCCCCATGAAGATCGACCACATGATCGGCGGGCACTTCCCGCTGGGCCGCGACATTCTCAACATCACCCAGCAGGGGATCTCCAAAGCCCTGGGCACCAGCCGAGTGACGCCCTACAGCCGCGCCCGGTCCATAGACGACTTTTATCAGGCGGTTACCAAAGCCGAGGAGGACTACAACGGGGCTCGCCAGAAGAAGCTGATGGGCGGACCCGAGGTGTCCCAGGAGGTGGCGGACCGTCAGTTCGAGCTGACCAAGTATGCGGACCTGATGGCGTCCCTCCGCAATGCCCGGACCGCCGCGGGCGACGACGAAGCCATGAAGCAGTCCATCGACGCTTACATGGGGGGCCTGTCGCGTGCTGCGCTGGGCCGGGAGGAGCTTGGGGACTATCCGAACCCCCTGAGGGACCGGATGGCCCCGGAGCCCGTCAGGAAGGCTGTGGACGAGTTCCTGGGGGCTCGCCTGGACCAGTTGACAGACCCCGGACCGGCCAAGCGGAAGCCGGGCGAGACCGAGGAGGAGTGGGACGCCAGGGACCAAGCCGCTGCCAAGAACGCGAAGCGGGCGGAGCCATTCATTCGCAGCGCAAACCTTGATGATGACTACGTTTGGGAGCTTATCCAGGCCAGGGGGCTCAAGATGGGGCTGCGGTCCAGCAGCTTCGGAGCCCGGTATCAGCGCTACCTCGCGTGGAAACGCGGGGAATAGCTGTTGCTATTTGGCTGTATCTGGCTAGTATTGAGGGGAAGGAGTGTTTCACATGGAACATAAAGAGCAGGAGCAGCACCTCCGGATGTCCGAGGTGTGCCGTATGCTGGGCATGAACCGGATGACCGTCCGGGACATGATCTGGCGCGACGAGTTACCCGGGGCGTACCAACTGAACCAGCGGGGTGACTGGCGCATTCCCCTGTCGTCGGTCCACGAGTGGCTGCGGAAGCGCCGCGAAGCCATCGAGCCCAAGGCGTTCGGGGCGCACTACAAAAAAGACGAACACTCGTCAGCAGAAAAACCGAAAAAGGTGCTTGAAACTCGACAATAGTGGTGTATATTTTTGGCGGTCATTGATGGAACTTTGACCTTCCACTTCGGTCTGTCGAGGGTACAC